CACGCTCAGTGCGGATAACGAGATCATCATCCCCTTCAATAGCGCCCTGAAGTCGCTCTTCAAGCCAGTGAGTAGCGTCGTATCCGAGTGCTTTTTCTTCATCATCTTTTGTACGTTTTTCTGGGGTGTCAACACCAGCAACTCTAACTCTTTCTTTTTTATAAAGATCAAAACCGAGATCAATCGTGACATCGATCGTGTCCCCATCGAGTACTCTATCTATACTAGTTACTCTAAAATTGTAACAACTCTTACGAGATGGTGGTGTCATTGCAGCCATAAGTGTACCTTATTTTCTTTTTTTATTTAGATGATATTTACTCTTTTTTAGTTTCTTATAAAATCTAAGTAAAAGATTTATTGGCAATCTGAATATTATCTAATCCATCATCTTTTGATGGTATTGCTTTAATAATTGGTGTAAGTGGTTCAATATTGTCCATCTCTTCCCATATTTTTTTAAACTCATCCATTTGCTTATCTACTGAATTCATAGTCACTCCTATTTTATATTCCATAGTCATTATCCAAACTATTTAAATAATCAATCCACCATTGAGGATCTTTTTTCATTCTCCAATTAGGAACATCCAAACCTTTTTCGGAATAGTATTCGAATAGAGCATCATCGATAATCTGTTTTACTTCCATACTCCTCATCCTCTTCGTCAACATCTGCATATGCATTTGCCACATAGGGTCCGTGTGGTAGTTTGGATTCTTCTCTGACATACTCAGTTTCTGAATTAACAGCAGCAATCCATACAGATAATTTCATTACTATGTAGATAATTGCAAGAGGTAAAAAACAAGCAAGAAGGATGAGTGATTTCATTTGTGCTTTTTAGCAAAGGGTTCCCAATGTTCCCATTGGTATTTATGGACAGCCCATATACCTAGAATAGGAACAAAAACTAACATAAAGGACAAAAGACCCAGTATAAGTTGATTGCTCAATGCCCAATGAGCAAAATGCCCTACTTCATGCATCATTGATCTGAAAAAATAGAAACTACAAATAAAAATACACCAAACATACACATAAAAAATAGAATGCCTAGTTGGACTTCCATGTTTTCCAAGGGTCTGAATTGTGAACACATGAGTTTGGATGTGCCCATTCTTTTTGTTCGACAATATTCATCAATTCATAAAGTTCATTTGATTGCCCGATTGATTCTCTTTCCAATCGATCAATTTTATCTTTTAGGAATTGAATTTCTAATTTCAAACGTTTAAGTTCTTCTTCCATAATTCTCTAAAGTATGTGTCTACGTAATTTAAACAATCGAGTGGTGCTTGTTCTTCTGTATGTGCCCAATCATAACAAAAGTCAATCATATCTGATGAGACATGACTGACTCCATACATTCTTGAAAATGAAGACCAGGCAAAGTGAAACCGCATTCTAGTGTGCGGTTCCATTGCCCTTATAGTGTTCGGATTCATAGTAGTGTCCCTTCTTAGAACCGAAGTAAATTGTAGCGATTACAAAAGGTATTGCCACTATAATGAGTGCTTTTCCTAACAAGTGTTCCATTACCTTACGTGATGTCCCCCAAACATAAATCTCATACCATTCAGAATCTTGGACGAGAAAGAACCAAGATTGCGTGAATTAAATCTTTCATACAAAGCACTAGAGATGACAGGAGCGGGTACGCCAAGATCCACAGCAGCATTAACAGTCCAACGACCTTCGCCACTATCACTGACACCCCCATCGAAGTTATCCAAGTTACGATTATGCCGTAGAACATCAGCGGTAAGATCAAGTAACCAACTACCAATAACACTCCCACGACGCCATAACTCAGCAACCTCAGGAACATCAATGTCATAGCAGTAAGATTCTGGATCTGCCATCGGAGCAACTTCAGCATCTCCTTCCGCAGTATATTGTTTTCCAAGATTTGCATTGTGTAAAATGTTAAATCCCTCAGCATATGCCTGCATTATACCATACTCAATGCCATTGTGAACCATCTTTACGAAATGACCTGCTCCAGGTCCACCACAATGTAACCAACCTAGTTCGGCATTAGTGAGGTAACTGCCAGGTGCAGTTCTGGGGGCAGTATCGATCCCTGGTGCGAGGGCATCAAAAATTCTCTTACAAGTGGAGACCGCAGTATTTCCGCCACCAACCATAAGACAGTATCCACGATCCAGACCATACACACCACCGCTAGTCCCACAATCAATATATTGGATACCAAGTTTTGCCAGACGTTCTGCTCTTTTCCGACTGTCCTTAAAATTGCTATTGCCATGATCAATAATAATATCTCCTTCACTACAATATCGTAGTAACTCATTGATCGTCTCCTCTACGTTTTCTGCAGGCACAACCATCATAAAAATGCCTGGTGCTACCCCACCATTTTTTTTACTTTTAACTACTTGAACAAGGCTTTGGATAGTAGTTGTAATACCATCCACATATCCGTTTTCGTATGCTTCTTGTGCTTTCTCATAGTTTCTTCTGTATCCCCATACTTCAATGTCTCCTCGTGATTTCATACGACGAGACATTCCCTCCCCCATTCGTCCTAGTCCGATAAGTCCTACTTTCATAGTTACACCCTTTAAATTTTTTTATATCGTTTAATGATAATAAAAACATCATTATAGCACCCAAAAGAAATGCGAACATAAGTTGTGGAAAATTATAATTACATTCATTTGCTGTTGGGTCTTCTTCATCATCTGGTCGATAAATCATTTGTCTTTTAGTAACTCTTCAATTTGTCTACGTATATTTTCAGATTTTTTAAACTCACGTTCGGAATGCTTATATCCATATTTGCCATGGAAAATAAAATGTCCTTGACATATCATAGTCATACCAAATGAAAACAGAAGTACAACTCCTGCCCATTCTATAATGTGATGTTCAGCCATGGTAATACGGGAGGAATTACTCCAATCAGTCTTAGTAGTCCTTCAGCAAATAAAGCAAGAACCACCCAACCGACGCACATACTAATGATAGAAGCATTACGATTGTGTTTTCTGATAGCTGCATCAATCATCTCCTGACATTCTTCTCTTGTCACCCAATCTGGAGGTGGTGGAAGTTCTTTAAATCTTTTTCCTATACTCACGAAATCATCTCCATTGCTTTATGTAACTCTTGTGCATGATGCACCTCGTCATACAAATTTAACTATTAGTGTCAATAGATGATCTAACAGGAGGTATTCCTGTAATTTGAAGAGGTGCCTGTTCAATACGAATCGTTTGAGCGGGAGCAGTTGAAGCAGCAGCAGCAATCAATTTCTCTAAGTCTGCTTTGGAAATACCACCAGCATTACCCATCTTCATGGTTCCATCACCAGACTTCTTAGCAGTCTGAACACCGAAGGTAGCTAAGACCCCAGTGAAGACGGATGCAATGAAAGTTGGATCAAGTTTCTGTTCAGGAATACCCAATGCAGCAGGGAGTTTAATATAAGCAAGAGTCAAAATACCACCAGACCAGATGAGAATACCAAGTCTGACCATAGTGCTGATTGCTTCCAACTGACCTTCATGGTCATCGGCAGCTGCTTTTATTTTACCAAATAAACCTTTCTTTTTTTCTTCTTTTGCCTCTTCTTTGGCAATTTCTTTTACTTCTTCTGGCATAAAAATAATATGCAATTCAATTTATTTATTTTTTTTCACTTACCATAAATTGGTTCTGTGCCATACTCCCAATCATCATAATCATCATCATTACGAATTTTGGAATGAATTTCGTTTTGCTTTTTGAATTTATATGTTTTTAAAGTTATATCATTTAAATGTACATCAGAAGAAATTTCAGTTATAAGAGTTTTTCCAGATTCAATAAATTCTAAACTCTTATCAACAGGTGAGTTTGCCATATCTGTTTCTCCATAATTGGTTAAACAGAACTTTTTAAGGGGTTGCTATCCCTAGTTAATATAATTATTTTCTCTCAACCACTTCTCAGTTAAAGGTGTAGGCTTATAGTCAGTCCACATAGTGCCAGCAGCACATGCTTTAAGTGCTTTAGAAGTCATACCTTCAGTCATACCAGCCCATTTTGCTTCTGCTTCCCAGGGCACAGCAGACTTGGGATAAGTTTTCTCTACAATATCTCTCCAGACTTGAGGAACATCCTCCTCTGGTTTGATGATAGCAATCATAGAATTCTTAATAGAACCTGCCATACAATCCTGTGCAGCGTGCCATCCTTCATGACGCATCACAGTCATAAGGACATTAGGACGATGCATGAAAGCATCATTTAAATAAAAATTGTTACTAACGGTATGATAAACTCCACGATGACCAGGGGGGAAATACTTTTCATGCCCTAGAAAAACCATAACTCCGATCTCATCAAGGGATACCAGCATCGAGTTAAACTCGTCAGCAATAAGATCAAAATTAGAATTAGGAAACTCTTTACGAATATCGTTGATACTCTTGATTCGTCGGACATCTTTGGTGCATTCTCGTGTAATCATGCAACCCAAAGAGTCCATTGTGTAGAATCCTTTTTTAAGTTTTGGTTCAGCAAAAGTGGGACTAATCCCCAATAGGCAAGTACCAATTAGGGTTGATGTCAAGGCACTTCTCAAGTTTGTAAACATTTTTTTCATGTGTCTCTTGTAAATAATTTTGAAAATACTCTTCAATGCCATCAATTCCTTGATTGCCTTGACTTACCCAATCATGACAAAACTCATACACTGCTCTGCAATGCTCATCTAGGTGATGACTTAAACACCGAAATACTGCTGCTCTGAGTTGCATTCTGTCGTCAGCATATCTCCAATCCTTAGGAAATTCAGACATGGGAATAATAAAAAGGACTATACTATTTAGAATAGCATAATCCACTTAGATGTCAAGTTTTTATTTTTATAACATCACAATCATTTTAGAGTATCAACAGCAGCAAGTGCTTTCTGACGAAGATCCTCGGGCAGAGGAACATAACCAAGAGAATCGGACTTCGATTGAGCCTTTTCACTCAACATATAACGCAGAGTGTCCTTCACTGCAGCATTGTTAGGTGCTTCAGGATATGCAAGGATCCAAGTCAGGGAGACGATAGGATAAGCATCTGCACCTGTGGGGTTAGCAT